CGCTCCAGGTACCGCCTGCACTGCTTACACGTCACCCGGTCAGGTGTAGTGGTCCGGCTCAGTAGTACCCAGCGAGAGCAGACCGTGCGCCAGAGCAGGAACCCGGTGGGGTCTCTCTGCCTCTGGTCTCCTACTGTCCAGTGGGTGGCCCTCATGCTGAGCCCTCCTCAAGCTGGAGCACCACCCGGCCCACCACCTCGGCCACCTGAGGCACTACGGCATTCCCTAGACATCGCAATCGGTCCACCCGTCTGGGAACCCCATCAACCACTCGACCCATGCTGTGTTCAGGTGCCCAGGGTTCTCGGCTCTCTGTAATCGCTCGCCTGAAAGTTCTGGCAACTTGCCTTGAGCTTCGTATGGGTGTTTTCCGTTCAGCATCACCATCGCGTCCCCTTCCGATAGTGCCCCGCTCAAGACCTTTGCCCTGAGCAACCTCACATTGCCCTCGCATGGTCGGCATGGGGAGGCCGTAGGAGTAGGCCACAATAAAGAGCCGGTCACGGCGATGAGGGGCGCCGACGGCGGCAGCTGGTATGCAGTCCCAGATCGCATCATACCCGCACGCGGCCAGGTCTCCGAGAACTCGACCCATCCCCCCAGAAAGGAGCGCTGAGACGTTCTCCACAACGACGTATCGGGGTCGTAGCTCGCCAATGATGCGCGCATATTCGGACCACAGTCCGCTGCGCTCTCCGTTGATGCCTGCTCGCTTTCCGGCGACGGACAAGTCCTGGCAGGGAAAGCCGCCGATGCACATATCGACGGGTGGCAGGTTGTGGGCTCCGACTTGTCTGACATCTTCATACCTCTGTGCTTTGGGCCAGTGCTTGGCGAGTACCGCTCTAGCATATGGATTCTGCTCCACCTGGAAGACTGTGTGCGCGCCTGGGATGGCTCTCTCGAGGCCAAGCTCTAGGCCGCCGATGCCACTAAACAGGGATCCGATCCTCATGACTGCCACTCAGCATCCAGGTATTCGTTCAGGTGCGCCTTGAACCGCTCGATGGTCCTCACTGCTATGTCCCTTTCCCGGCGGGCTCCCTCGATCTGAATCTCCAAGGCGCGAACCTCAGCCACCAGCCACTCCATGTCTCTGACGGTGTTGGCGTTGTAGCCCCTCTCCTTCATTACCTTGAGGCGGCGCTTTACATCCTGCAGGGTCATCCGTCCCCCTTGAGTCCGTAGTTGTCACGGGCCCAGCCATCCCCGGCCAAGTGAAACGATCCGACGCTGACCTGCCGGGTCATGTAGGGCGTCTCAGGTGGTAGGACCTCATCACAGGGACCACAGACGGGCGCGGGGTCGCTGTGCTTCTGGAGCACCTCCACCCGGTGGCCGCATGCCTGGCATTTGTATTCGTACAGCGGCATTACTCACCCCCACGCGGATTGCTTGGCACATCGACTAAGCTCTGCCAGGCGCCCGTGGTGGCTGCCTGGTTGCGCTCCCGGACCTTCTCCATGATCTCAGGGTGTAGCCGCTGCTCCTGTGTCAGGTTCGGTTGTTCATGCGTGCCGTAGTAGACCGCCTCTGTGAACGGGTCGGCCCTCATCTTGTCCACGACATCGCGCCAACACTTGACCGCAAACCGGGAGCCCTTGGGGCAGTCACAGGCAGCCAGAAAGGTAGTGACCTGGAGCTTCCCTCTTGAACTGTACCAGTGCGCGACCTCCCTCCACCCAGTGGATCGACACGCTCCACAGCCCTCCAGGGCTATCGCCTCTTTCCCTTTGCGGTTGGCTTGGATGAACTCGATCACCGCTGCCACGTTCGGAAGCTTCTTGCGAGTGCGGACTATAGACCGCACCGCCTCCTCCACCTCTGAATCGTCGTACTTGTTGAGGGCCTGGAACCAGTCTATTCGAGACTCTTCTGCCCACGCTGGGACCTTGTTGTAGTTGCGCTGGATGAGCCCTAGGATCGTCCGTATGCATACGATGCTTGCCATGATGTCTCTCCGTGTGTGTGGTGATTCTAACCCAAAAGTGGAAAGGGCGTGTGATCGTCCTCAGTGCGTGCGTGTTCGTCCTCGTGTGCGCGCGCGATCTCAACGCTAGTCCGATCACGGCGTATAGAACGATCTGTTCTGTTCTGTTCCTGTGACTGTAGATCCGCGCGCGTGATGTCCGGAATCGTGCGTTTTTTGTCCGATTCTTGTCCGATTCGGCCTCGTATGTTGCCGGGATTATTCGGTATGGGTGGCCGGGAGGTGTGTCCGACTTGTGTCTGGTCCTCCCAGGCGGTCAGATAGACCCTGGCACTATCGCGTACCCTGCGCGCTCGGTGTCGGGTCCATCCTGCCCAGGTAGCCAGGCGACGGATGGACCACGGGTGTCCTGCCCTCATCCGGTCCAGTGCAACCATGAAGCCCACAGCTTCCGGCGCTGGGTGGTCGGTGGTCCATCGGTGCGCCAATAGGTCCACCGCTAGGGCCTGCGGCATGGGGTGCCAATATTCCATTCTTGTCGGTCTCCATTCGTTTGTTGTGTCTGTTCTCCTGGTGGCGGCCCCCCCCGTGGAGGAGGGTGACCGGGTCACCAGAATGGAGAACAGTGACCTGCCGGGGGATCAATCCCGGCACCCTACGGTTAACCTACAGGCAGGTAGATTGAAAGATCTACCCGTGGCTGTTGGTCCTTCTCACAGTATGCCGCTTCGGCTCTTAAGCACGTCACTTGTCCGTCATCCGCCCACAGCCCCGCCTGGCTGATACTATCCAGCAGAGCCTTGGCCACGTTGTCCAGGTCGGGCCGGACTGCGTGCGGTATCAGCCCTGCCGGGTCTTTCTTCCTCATCAGGCGCTTGGGCCGTGGGAAGATCGCCAGGATGTCCACCCGGACGGGAACCCCAGCCGGGGCCAACTCACGCGATCGAGTCGCGGCGCTGATCGCCCACGCGGCGCGGTGCTCATACTGCACGGTCTTGGCATCGGTGAACGTGCGCACCTTGCCGCCACGGGTCGAGAACCTGGGCCGTCCTTTTGGGACTGGCTGGCCGGGTATGGTGATTTTGAGGGCAGGAGCCCAGACGATTGACATGGCAGGACGCCTCGCGGGTGATATGGTGGGGGATGTGAGAGGGTCGAGCTTGCTCCCCCTCTCCGTGTGTGGCCCCACCCGATGCTGTTGTAGACGTCGGGTGGGGTTTTCTCACATCTTCTCGAAGGTGAGCCGGTAGCCCTTGGCGGCCATCGCCTTGATCAACCGCTGGCGGCTGGCCTCTGATCGCTCCTCTTGCATGTGCTTGGGCAGCGGTGGTCCGTACTGGACCGCCGGGTATCGGTATGCCTTCTTGCTTGGCCGGTGTCCCTTGCAGAAGCCAGCCACATCCTGTGGCGGCCTCCACGCCAGTGCTCTGGACTTGTAGATGCTTTCAGACATTAGAAGGGGATCTCCTCTTCGCTGTATGGCGGAGGCTGCTCCACCACAGGCGGCGCGGTCTCTTCCTGTTGACTGGGTAGCGGCCACTCCCTCGGCCAGTCCTCCCAGCTTGCCCACGGCCACCCGTTCCGGCCCCCGCTACATTTCTTGCTACTGCACTTCCACAGCGGCCCGTCGGGGTTCCGGCCTGGATCGTTCCGGTTGTCCCACACACGAGAGGAACACACCGGGCATTGCTTCGCACTGCCTGCACTCACAATCGCTTTTGCTACTTGCTCGCCCCTGGAGGGCCCTTGAGGCGGTTTCTGCTCCCTTGGTGGGGTGCTCACACCCTGACGGGCGCTCGGGCGATTCTGGGCCGTTTCTTGGCCTGTTGGGATCTCCTCCGCTGTGGTAGCTCCTTCGCCTATCAAACACCGCAGCGCGCGGTTCAGGGCTCGGGTGTGGGCCATCCTGGGCAAGGCGGTCGCAATCATCTTGCCGACGTTGGCCCGGCTGGCGTCCCCGATCGCGGTGTGGCTCACGTCCCCACTCGTGACCGTGACGTGAACCTCCATGTACAGGGGCAACCCCTGGTCATCGAAGACCCGCTCCACATGGTCTACCGAACTGGACCAGGGCCCCTGCCGGGTGGCCAGCCAGACCAGGCCGGTGTGGGTGATGTACTCCTTCCCCTGGAGACGTACGACGCCGTCCGATGGGAAGCCTTCAGGATACTTGCTCATGGTTCTCTCCGTGTGTTGGTGGGGCTCATGCCCCTGGTGAATCTAACAGGTGCGAGGGTGGCGGGGGGGCTGAGCCCCCCGGTGAGTGGTTAGCGGCAGATGTAGCGCACTGGAATCTTCTTCTTGCAGACGGGGCCGATAGTGTGCAGGCCCATGTAGCTGGCGTCATTCTCGTCTGCGGGGGTGTCGGTGTCCTGTGGGTAGCAAACCATCCCACCGCTCACGCACTCGACCCAAAACGCGCGCTCTGAGACGATAGGCCGCCCACACACGCTGCAATTGTCGTCGCAGTCCTTGGAGCCCTTGCGCCCCGTGTTGCGGTCGAACGTGTCGCCGTCGGGCGTGATGGACGCAAGGTCGAACAACTCGGGGCCCTCTGTGTCCTCTGCGGGTGCGGGGTGAGTGCCGATAGCACTGGTGATGCGTGGTGAAAAGCGGGTCATGTTGTCTCTCCGTGTGTGTGTGGTGGGGGGCTGAGCCCCCCGGTTGGTGGTTAGGCGCGGGCGGCGCGACGTGCGGCGCGACGTGCGGCTACCCGGGCTGCTCTGGCGGCACGCTTGGCTTCGGTGGGGATTCGGTTGAGGGCCCCCGTGAGCACTGCCTTCTCGGAGCCAGCAGCCACCGTGCGCGCGGCGGCCAGGATGGTTGCGATCTTGTCCCAGTTGTCCAGCGTCGTGCTGAACACGAACCGATCATAGTGCCCGACCTCCTCAGTCCTATCATCGAGCGAAATGCTTGCGAGGTTGGCCGCGTAGATCACGCGGTGACTGGCCTTCTGTGAGAGTTCGACTGACTGGGCGGTGTTTGCGGTGTTGGCGTTCATGGTGTCTCTCCGTGCTTGGTGCTTACAGCTTAACCCCCTGAAACACCCTGTAAACCCCTTACACCAAATCTATGTAGTGCCAGAGACAACAAATGCAGACCTATCCAACGAATAGAAATCTGAAAAAAAACCGAAAACGCCCCCGAAATCCCCTAACAATAGGTGAAACCGGGGGCGCACTTGTCTATCGCTGCGGCAGCTTTTGTCGGTTTTCGCGGGTCTCCCACGCTATCAGCCAGGCTTCCAGCTCCGCGTAGGTCGTGCACTCCTTGGTCGAGCACATCCAGACCACTCCCGGATAGGCACCGTCCATTGCTCGGAAGGTGGCGCGCTTGTCCTGGCCTCCAGAGCACTGAACACGGGCCACCGTCCAGCGGCTACCGGGCCCCGTCCCGTAGTCCAGGACATACTCGGCCGCAGCCGGGTCGCAGACATCGACCACACGGGAGACATCCTGCCGGGCCTGAGACTGAACAGGGCAGAACAGCTTAGCCCAGTCGAGCGCCTGGATCTGAACCTCCAGCACAGCTGACGGAACCACGCCGGGTCGCATCGGTCGGCCGTGTGCATCCATGCAGTCCAGCCGGATCCCCTCCTCTGCTGGATCGGGTCGGTGGATCTCGATCCTGAGCGGCTGGATCCGGTGGTTGTCCAAGGTGGGTAAGACATGGCCAGCGAGAACCGCTGCCAGGTGGGTGGTGGTGTCGATGTTCACAGCATCACCTCCGCACTCTGGAGCCCGGTCTTGAAGCGATAGCCGTGGATCATCAGGGCACGCGCCATCGCTCCAGGGTCGATCCTGTGCTCCAGGGCTATTGACTGGATCGCCGCGTACTCGTCAGCAGTCAGGCAGATGGTGACCCGCTTGGATCTCCTCTTCCCGGCTGGCGTCTTCGGTCCCGACTTCTTGTTGATGTCCACGCCCTCGATGGCCACGTAGACCCCAGCACGGCGGCCGGAACTGGTGAGCCGCTTGATGTTGGACCGATAGACGGCGCCCATGATCTCTAGCTCTCGACGGCGTGCAGATGCGGTCTGGTGCTTTAGGTCAAGAGCCGCCTCCACCTCTGAGTCCGTGGCGCCGTGTGCGCCCCTCTCAAGGATGTAGAAGTAGACCCGGTGCCGTAGTGTCGGCGCGTGCTGCTTCATGCTCTCCGCAGCCTCCTGGCTGGTCTCTGAGCCCTTCACATAGGGCGGGGTGAGTTGCTGTGTCATGTTCTCTCCGTGTGTGGTTAGAGCGCCATCAAGGCGCAGATTGATAGTAACAGGGCCAAGGCCCCAAGAGCGTCGAACGCGATCTGCTGTGTTGTCATCAATAGCCCCGCTCCGAGTCCTGAGCCTCAGTCAGCCCCGTGTCAGGGCTGCGCCACTCCACCAGGGGCTTGGCTGGCTCTGGTATCAGACGGATGCTGGTGACCTCTTGGACCTGGTCGGGGTGGTCGCTCAGGTGCTCCAGCAGGGCCTCGAAATCCCACGCGGCCGGGTCGGTCTCCACCAGTGGCACGACGGCCTTGATGGTGACGTAGTGGGCCAGGGCTTCGGGCTGTTCGTGTTGGCTTGGGTTGCTCATGTTCTCTCCGTGTGTGTGGGTGGGGGCTTGCGCCCCCCGGTGGGTGGTTAGGCGGTGACCGGGACCACAGCCGAGGCCGCGGGGTGGCCGGATGTGCCGGGGATGGACTCGAAGGACGCTGCGAAAACGTGGGCGCCCTTGCCGGGGATAAGGGACACGAAGGTCTGCACGTCGGAGGGGGTGAAGCCCTCAGCGGCGATCTCCGCGTGGGCCTTGGATGCGGCGGCCTTCTCAGCGTCAGAGGTGGGCTTGTGGGTCATGTTCTCTCTCCGTGTGTGTTGGTGGTGGTGGGGGGCTGAGCCCCCCGGTTGGTGGTTAGGCCTTGGTCTCAAACTCGATGATGCCAAACTCATTAATGACTTGGCACTTCGCAAATCCCGCGTTGACGGCCAAGGCGTAGGCCAATCCGTAGGGGAGCCCCTCCCTGGTTTCGGGCTGGCTGTTCGGGTTGTTCCAAATCTTGATGCTGTACATGTTCTCTCCGTGCTTGGTGCTTACAGCTTAACACCCTGAAACACTATAACAACCCCTTCCACCAAATCTATGTAGTGCCACACGCACAAAATGCAGAGACATACAACGAATAGAAATCTGAAAAAAAACTTCAGATAACTACGAAACACCCACCAAATAGGTGAAACAGGTGGAGCGGTTAGGGCCTCTCGGGCTCGCCTTTACACTCTGCAAGCTCAGCGATCAGCACATCCACAGCCGCTGCGCAGTCCGCCGCCGCTTGCTCCAGGTCTGAGCAGTCCGCCGCGCTTTCGATGTTCCGGGTGATGGTGATCCCAGAACCCGCACCCGTTCCCACCAGGCCCGCAGCCACTGCCCAGATCCACGTCGGGACCTTTATCTGTGGTAGTTGTTCGGCCATCTACCAGGTCGGCTCATCGATCAACGTGTAGGTGAACGTCTCGGACCACGTCGGGTGGTGCTTGATCTGCTTCCTGCATAGCTCCAGAAGCTGCTGGAGGCCGTTCTCGTCCTCTTGGAAGACCTGACACCCTGCCGAATATGGGCCGACCTTCTGAGTCTTGCCAGAGGACGCGGCACGGTGGATATTGAGGCCCGCATACCCGGACTTAATAGTGGCCGGGTCTAGCTCCAGGACATCGTCGCGATCGTTGTCCCTGTAGAAGGACACGCGCGCCCCTCGCTGAACCAGCGCCGTGTACGTCCGATGGGTTCCGATCTTATACGCTCCCCGGTATTGTCCGGGGGCCATCGCTGCGCAGCCGCTGGAGTTCATAGGCCGCACCAGATAGCGGATCCCCGGGTCGGTCGTGGCGGCCCATGTCCGGGTGATCCACTGGTCCGACTCGTCGCGATAGATGCAGCAGATCCGATCGTCGAATGTGTCCGGCGTGGAGTGCTCAGCACTCGACCGGATCCCTATGATGTTGAGGTCGTACAGCGGAGAGTCGAACACCTTGTGCCCAAGGCTCTCCACATAGTCCAACAGGATCGGACGCCTACTCACAACGGGCGCCAAGCTTGTCACAGAGCACAGCCATGTTGCGATCCATCTTCTGCTGCCGGTGCTCGATGCGCTCGATCTGGTGCTCGATCTCGCTTTGCTCGGTCTCCAAGGCAGCAACACGAATACCCCTGGTGGCGTGGGCGTCACCGTTGGCCGTGTGCTCCGCTAGCCCCTCTTGGGACTCTTCCAGGGTCTCCTGGACCTTGGCCACATCAGCCGCCAGCGCATCGAGGCGGGCATAGCTGACCACGCCCAAGGCCGCGATTCCGCACAGCCAGATCAGCATCCTGGAGTCCAGCCACGCCGGTAGAGTCATCGGGCACCCCCACGTCCAGTATAGTACGCGCCCACCGTCAAGCCCACACCGACCCCCAAAGTCACACCAACGGCACCGCCGATCAATCTACTCACCCACGGCCGCTCGGCATCCTTGATCCGGGCTCTCAAGTCCTGGCGCTGAATCTTCAGAAGTTCGATATCCGCCAGGTGAAGCGCGTTTTCAGCTTCCACGCTCAGGAGGTACGCTGTATCAGATGTGGGCACAAGCACCCCGCCACACCTGGCAACGCATAGACCCTCGACCACATCGGAGGAAACAGGCAAGCCAGCCTCAACGGCAAAGGACTGGTGACACTCCCCGGGCACAGGTAATCCCGGCGGGGAGGGTGTCAGAGTGTCACCAGCCCAGGAAAGTGCCGCCAACAGCAGAAGCCCCATCACCGTTTTCGCTCTCGCATCGCGTTAGCTTCGTCGGCCAAGAGTTGCTCCGCGTTGTCCGACTCCATTGCGCCCGCTATCCGGTCCAGGTTGGCCCGTGTTGCGTTTTTGATGGCTTGCCGGGTCTTGGCAGCATCAGCACGGGAGCCACGCCCCCTGGGCCGCTTTCCGGCCGGTCTACGCTTTGCTCCGCTCAGACACAGCATCACCAGGGCCGCCAATACGGCAGCCGTGGAGATGACCCATGGGAGCGCCTCTGCCACATCTCAGCCCTTGACCTGCTTTGCAGCTTGGCCGTCTACGTACCCTTGGCCGAAGATGTACGACACAACCACCGCTGCGCTGAGCTGTAGACTCTCGGCCAGTGTGATGTCTCCACTGAAGTATTGGGCCACCAGAGGCAACACAGCCCCCAGCAAAGCAAACACGAATTTCCGGCTTTTCATCTTGTCGAACATGTCTTGTCCTATGTCAGTGAGTTGATGAAGGCAGCCAGCACGCCCGCGTCGGCATCATCTGCCAATGCTGCGTCCAGGTCCGCCTTCCGTATCTGAAGCTCAACGCATACAACCTCGCATGCGTCGACATCCTCGCCGTCTAGCTCTCGAATCTGAGCAAAGCCGAACGTAACTGAATCGGCGTTCATTTCTTCTAGTGTCATGCTGGGTTCCAGTCCGCTGCACCTGTGACCGAATACCAGATCCGGAAGTCGGCGCTGACGGCGCTTGAGATGGTGGCGCGCACGCCACAGGAAACGAACGCATACACGGGGCCAGTGGTCGCCGTGGTGACCGGGCTTTGCCCGTACGTGGTCGCCGTGGTGAGTCCGTCGGTGTTGTCCGCTGGATTGTATTTGTAGTTTAGTATCTTCCAGTGCCCGGACTGGTTCAGGTACCGAGGCCCGCGCTGGTAGAACGAGTAAAAGTCGAAGGCCTTATCCGTCGTCGCTGTGCTCTGGTTGTTCCGCCTAAAGATCACCTCTCGGCTGTTGCTGCTGAGATCCCAGGCTACCGCCTCACCAAGGCACGGATTCGTATCGTCCAACGCCGAAGTGTAAGCAGTGAGCCCAAACCCATAATAGATCTTTGTGTTCAGCAGATCGTCGCGGTTGCTCTCTACAGTCTCGATGAGGAAGTGACACTGCCACGGACGATCCCAGGAGAGTGACTCCCCGTTTGCATCCTTCAACTCGATTCCGTACAAGGCACCCTGGTTCGGGATGTGGTTCTGATCGCCGGTGGAGATGGTTATCGAGGCCGCCGAGGTCCAGGTGGTTTTATCGGCATCCTCGACCACAGACCCGTGCTGGCTCTGGCTGTCCTCTGTCCATGTCGCGTCGCTGAGATAGAACCGACGCCAGCCCAGGTTCGCTGGGTTGTTTGTGCCGGTCTGGTTGTGCCCGACTTTACCGGGCACCCGTGTTCGGTGTGTAGACATGAATCAGGCCGCGTCGATGAGGTTGACATAGCCGGTGATGTTCACCTTGTTGGCCGTGTCGGCGAACGCCTTAACGATCAGCGCCGTGGATGCGTTGCCCTTGATGATCCACCCAGGTGCGATCAGTACGGTTTCCAATGGCTTGATGATCGTGGTGAAGTGGTCGCCGGCTTGAGTAGTGCCGCCCCACTCCAGCGTTAGGATCTCGTCCGTCGTGGAGAATGAGCTAGCCCACAGCCAGATCTCCTCGTAGTCAGCATCGACCGAGGGGCCCGTGTGGATGGTGGTTCCTGCGCTGCTGGTAGCAGCCACCGCGATCCCACGGCCATCCGTGGATCCGCTGAGCTTTGTTCTTGATATTGTAGCCATGTGTATTTCTCCTGACGTGTTGCCACGTCCTTGAATAGTTTATGCGAAGACCTGCATATGTAGGATGGTGCTGGCATCATCTGCCGCAGCACCGCCGCCGCCAGCCGTGCCCGTGCCCGTCGTCAGTTGGATGTCGTCGCCGGCATCGGTTGTGAAGTACAGTTCATTCGGTGTTGCGGTCTTGACCCACAGCTGGCCATACGCGGCCGTATCTGCGGCGGCGCTTGCCGCTTCCTTGATCTTCAGGCCGGTACCGTCGAACTGCAAGTTCTCTTCGGCGTTCATCGCGTCGGCACCGGTAGCCGTCACAAGTCGGTTGTCAGATCCGTTGGTCATGAAGTCCGAGACATCCACGCTGATAGCATCCGCCGCAACGTCAATCCCTGTGCCTGCGCCAACAGCCAGGGACACCCCGCCAGAGGTGCCGCCGCCCGTCAGGCCATCGCCAGCGGTTACGCCTGTGATGTCTCCGACCGTAGGCGCCGAGGCTACCCACTTGGCTCCATCATAGGTGAGCACATCGGCAGAGCTTGGAGAATCCTGGCCGATCTTGGTGACATGGCCGCTGCCATCAAAGGTGATAGCGGCAGTGCCGCCCGCCTCCTTGAGTGACCCACCATCGTCCAGGATGATGTCTCCGGTGACCTGCACATCGCCGGCAGCCGTGACCTTTTGGGCCTCATCGATGGTTACCGCAGCGGTCAGCGATGAGCCTGTGTGAGTCGATAGGACCATCTTGCCTTTGGTGTCATCCGCCGACCCGCTGTGCGTGACTTCGATCTGGCCCAGTGCCGCGTCCGCGTGGTCCTCGAAAACGATCCGCGACTCGCAGCCGCCGTCCGTGTTCTCCGCTGTGGAGTTCTTGAGGGTCACATAGGGCGTGGTCCCTTCGACTTGTAGCTGGGTCCCGGGTGTCTCAGTGCCGAGACCGACCTGCGAGTTGAACACTACCAGGTCCGTGTCCGCACCGGATCGCACGTGAACCTTAACCGCCGACGAGTTGGTCCTACCGAGGCGCACAGAGTCCGCGCCATCGGTACCGATCTTGATGTTGCCGCTGGCCCGCACATCGAGGGATCCCGTGGTTTTGAGGTGCGCTGTCGAAGTGGCCGTAGGGGTTAGCTGGATATCCCCGTCGACTTCAAGTGCGTCGCTCGGGTCCTCCATTCCGATTCCGACCTTGCCATCCGTGACCACCAGATCTGCATTCGAGCCGGAGCGGATATGCACCTTGCACGCGCTAGAGTTTTCCCGACCGATCCTGATGCTATCGGCGCCATCGGTCCCGATCCTGATGTTGTCTGAGGCGCGGATATCCAGAGATCCGGCCGTCTTAATGTGGGCAGTACTGGTAACCGTGGGCGCCAGGCTGATGTCGCCATCGATGCCCAGGGCTTCGGCCGGCGAGGTGGTGTTGATGCCGACGCGGTTGTTTGACTCATCGACCGACAGGGTGCCGCTGTCCACTTCCAGATCGGAAGCCGTGACGGTGGTAAAGGTCGGGGATGCTGAGGTAGGGGGTACGCTGCTTTTCATGGTCTAGCCCTCCACCATCACGGAGCACACCGTGGAGCCAGTGGCAGACGCCACATAGAAGGACGTCACGCCCTTTGATGAGTTGATGCCATCCAGCAAGCTGAACTCATTGGTCGTGTCACCGGCACAGATAATGTGAGCAGCCGCGACCGCTCCACCGTCGGTACCAGTGAACGCCAGCTTGCCGTCGTTCGACTCAAACCGCACGGTGGCTGTGGATGCTGTGGGAGGAATCACCACCTGGGTGGCTACGTTGGAGCCTCCAAGGGTGAAGCGTACAACCTGCGGAAAGGCTGAGCCGTCTAAAGTTTGAGCCATGGGTATCTCCTAGGGGGTTTTGCGGGTTGGCAGGATGGCCACTTCAAGCCCTACGGATCCCCGGATCCAGTCCGGGCGCGTGGCTGTGATCATTCCTACGGTGTTAGAGTAGAGACCCTCCCGGCCTATGATGTGCCGGGAAGTGATCGAGACTAGATCACCAGGCACGAGAGCAGCATAACGCAAGCCCACCGTCGTGATCTTCAGTTGTTCAGGTATGCGCGTGTACCAGGTATGGGCGCGCGTGGTCAGCGTTCTGGCATCGGCCTGGGCTTCGGATGTGCCGGCCTCCCAGGCAGTCCGCCCGTCTGGGCTGTTCGCGCTTTCGCGTGTGAGCCCGTTGGCCGCTATGGACTTCTCGTATTTCTCCAGCCAAGGCCGCGAGATTGGGGTGTCTCCTTTCAAGGAATACAACGCGCCATCGGCATCCTGAAGACCACCGACCCGCAGAAACTCCACCTCAGCATCCGGGTGGTACAGTTCGTGACCGTCAATCGTGGCGATCCAGTCGTCGTCGATGTAGTCCGCTATCACGCCGTCAGAATAGGCGTGATAATCATACGCCATCCGGATCGAGACCTCGTCCTCCAGGAGGACCGGAAACATATTGAAAGACCCAAGGCCCTGCTGGATGAACTGAAGCATATCGTCAACCGGGCCCAGGACGAACGGTGTCCACTTCGGATCCAGGTCGGTGCCTGTTGTCATTGCTACGTGGTCGTTGAGCGACGTGATGTCGTCCGCTGCTATCATGTGCAACGGTAGCCCCACGCCCCACGCACTTGGCAACGTGTCGAACCCTGTGCTTGACTCCGCGCCTGTGCTGCGCAGGATCCGCGCCGCCACGTTCCACGGCTGGCCAGTGATCACCCCGTAGGAATGAACCACCGACCCGATCGGATATGTCCTCGCTGTATCGTTCCCAAACCAGTCTTTAGTCCCACTGGCGATCAGGTTCCCGGCTCCACTCGTGGCGCTCCTTCCAGAGTAAACGAACCACCAGTTATCCCTGGGTGGATCTGCCGCCGGATCACCCTCGATCATGGCCACGCCCACAGCGCCGGATCTCGCATCCTTCAGGAAGAAGTTCAACGAAGCCACCGGCAAGTTGTCGCCGCTGTTGCTGGTCCAGTTTCCCGAACCCGACCCCGTGCTGGTGGTGGTGGTGGTCTCGATCGTCCGGTTGAAGAACTGATCCGGCTCTCCAAACTCGGTAGCGGCTGGCCAGTCTCTCGTCCGGATAACGCTCCACATGTCGCGGCAGTTCACGTTCCAGGTATCCCCAGCATGGGAGATCCCATCCAAGGTGCCACGGGCTACCACCTCGAATCCAAGCGAGGTCATGCCAGCAAAGCCGATCCGGACCTGCACAGCGACCCCACGCGCGGGACTGAATGGCAGGTTGTGTTCACCTGGCTTGCTGCTGGTCAGGGCAAAGGAAAAGCCGCTGTGCGTGGTCGTCCAGTCCCGGATCCGCACCGACTGACCAGAGCACCGGACATCTGCCACAAAGAAGTCCGGACTGATCGCCGGTCCTCCTGGAACGTAGAAATGGCTCGAAAACGTAGTGCCTAAAGGCGTACCCGCACCCAATCCCATAAACGATCGGTCATCCGTCCAGGCAGACATTCCTACGTCCACCAGAATGATTGGCTCTAGCTGCGGATCCGATAGGGCCGCCTTCCAGCTTGAGGTCCAGCCCATCAGCCACGCCACCAGGTCGGGGTGTACATCTCTGTCACTACAGGATCGACGCGCTCCAGGGTGTCTATTTCGGCGCCATCGGCCGGCGTTAGGGCCGGGGATGTTGTGCGGATCAGGGTGTCGATGTCTGTGGAGCCCATCGCGCTGGTAGTAGTTGGCGCGATATCGTCCGCCGCGTCTACCAAGCTGGCAGCCCAGTACGGGTAGAGAACCGCCGAGCATTCCCAAGTCCAACTGATACGATGGTCGTGAGTGAGCATCGGCCGAGACACCTCCGCCTCGGGCACATACAACACCGGGAAGAAGTCCCGGTGACGCAAGACCGCTGGATAGCTGTGGTCATACCTCAACGCGCTATCCGTGGTCAGTGTGCTCCTAATGGTAGTCATGCTCCAGGCATCGAGCTTGTGCTCTTCCCGGTTGTTCCGTGGACTGGGCCCGCTGATATGTACGATGTCATTCGCTGCCAGGGTTGCCGCCGACTCCCACTTACGGAAGATGTTGGCACTGCCTGTTACGTTAGTGCTGCCTCTCGTCCAGCCGGAACCAGACGGGACCACCGCCACCGCCTTTGCTGAGTCTCGGGCGAATCCAAAGGACTTGCCGCGCTCAGCGTGACTGCTGAAACTGTACAGATCGCGCGCAAGTTCGTCGTCCGTGAACCGCTCCAGGGTGATCCGAACTGCGATGCCGGACTGGTACGACGTGCGAGAAGCTCGACCACTGAGGCTCACTGTATCCGCGACACGGCGAAGGGGCGTGATCTGGATGTCGGATATCGGCTCTCCGAAGTCTACCTTTTCAAGCAGTCCAACCGTCCCCGCGCTGATACTGGTGGTCGGGTAATAATACAGCGTTGGGTTTCCCATCAGGTGCCCCCGAAGATCGGTAAAGTGGAACTGCCCATGCTACCGAAGTGGCGTTGCAGTTGTCGTCCGAGTTGGTCCACTACGTTGGAATCCATGATCCCATTCACGTGGATGTTGATCGTCTGACCACCCCCGGCAGCACGGCCCCGGACGGACTGAGGAACGGCCCCAGATGCGGGTAGGATGGCTTCACCCTGGTGGATCATGGCCAGGCCTGTACGGTCCACGAAAGCCGCACCAGTGGCGAACCCGCGCCGCTCCTTGGCTCTTGCTTGCCCTTCCTTTGTCCGGAACAGATCCGCAATGGCGGCGCCGCTCCTCTTCCACACGCTTGGCCCGTCTCGATCCTCTCCTTTCTGCTTGCCTGGGATGATGCGTAAGACCAACTGCACAAAGGAATCCCACAGCGATCGGAGCATCTTGATGATCGATCGAGCTATTGCGATCGGAAGCTTGACCACGAACGCCTCGACAATATCGGGGAGCGCATCGATCAGCCCAGTGATCAGGGCCGCAGGGAACTCCGCTATAAACTCCGGAATGAAGTCTTTGAGGATGAGGCGAAGCGTAGGGCCGGCATTCTTTGCGGCGTCCACCAGGCCGTCGAGGGTTCCCTTGACCTCGCTTGGCTCAGCTTGAAGAAGACCCATCGCCGCGCCGCCGATCTGACCAGCAGGACCAGCACCAGCCAAGAGCGTAGTCGGGTCTTGGATTGCTCCGATCCCGGCGCTAACTGCGTCGATCCGCTGTTGCTTGATGTCTCGGTAGAACTGCTCGATCTCGTCGGCCTTCTCCTCCATGATGTTGGGGAGGTCGTCAAGCTGCCCGAAGGGCTCCGCCATCTCCTCCGCCAATGACTCCAGGTTTGTCTTGATATCTGCCTTCAGGGCGTCCGTGGTGGCGATTTCTTCCAACACTGCAAGTCCACCCTCGGCTTGCTTGATCAAGGCCGTCCAGTCCCTGTTTATGGACGGGCGTGCCGTCTTGGCTTTCTTCCTCATCTCTTCAATGAGGTTGGACATCTTCTCAACGTCGGTCAGGGCCTCAGTAGGGATCAGGCCTTCAACGGACTTTTGTAGCTGGTCAAACATCTGTTGTGTTTTAGAACTACCGCCGCCGCCGCCGCCGCCGCCGCCGCCGCCGCCGCCGCCGCTTGTCGCTATTCCTGGAAGCTCAATGCCGAGCAGCTCCATGTTTTTTCTGGTTTCTTCGTCGATCTCGATGTCTACTGAAACCTTCGCGCGCATGCCGTCTAGCTCTTCGGCACGTTTTCGGATGTCGTCGATTACTTCACTGGCAGAGTCCAGATCCCTATACCTGTCAGCAAGCTGAAACAGTTCGGATCTGTTCTGATTGATTGCGGAGGATGTGTCCAATATTCCGACACGGACACTGTTTAGCTCCTCCTCAAGGGCTGCCAGTTCTTGCTCCGCTTGCCTGGCGCCCGTTCCGGTGAGGGCCCCACCCAGTGCAACGTCAAGTTCGGCAGCCTTGACGGTTGCAACACCGACAAGCTCAACGATCTCAAGGAACACCAGCTTGACCGCTAAAACCGCGTTTTCGAGGATGTTCCAGATAGCCTGATAGCCTAGCGTGACTTTGCCCAGCATGGCCATTGCTTCGATCAGTGCAAAGAACGAATCCGCAAGTACCCCCGCACTAACCCTTGCCCAGTCGGCGGTGGCTTGTTTGTTCTGCTCTAGTCGCTCCAAGATTGTGTCTAGTGTTGCTTTGGCCGTCAAAAACAGTCCAGAGTCTGCGATCTGTTTTTGAAACTTAAACCACGCATCAGCCAGGTTGGAAAGCATACCGGAGAACGTGGCCGCCAGCTTTTGAGTTCCACCCGCAAAGATCCCCTCCTTGTCCGTCAAGGTCTGAACCAGTGCCTCCCTAAACTCCTCCGTGCTCATCTTGAGGGCATCTTGTCCGGTCCTGAGTTCAACCTGAGCCCGAAGAGCCCGACCACTGATCGTCTCAACAGCCCCGGCGCCGAACTGCATAGCGCGTCCGACCTCCACAGCGGCGCTGGCCAGGTCTACGCCCATAGCGCCAGCGAAGTCCATGATCAGAGGTAGATTCTTCTCAGCGTTAACCCCCAAGGCACGCAAGTTGATCTCAGCTTCGACAAGACCGGACAACTCAAAGGGGGTTGTAGATCCGATTCTAAACAGTTCATCCAGGCGAGTTTTCGCGGCCGAGCTTGATCCCATCAAGACATTTAGCCTAGTCTCGAAGCCCTCCATTTGAGAGCCTACGCCAATAGCTGAAACTCCCAGTCCGACGTATGCCTTGGCCAATGACTTAACGCCGGCCAACGCTTTCTGGAAAGCGGCCGCACCCATTCCACCCATGAAACCGGAGATGGCTGCGGTGCTCTTCTGTGTCTTGGTCTGGCTCTTGCTTAGCTTGTCGAATTCCTTTGTGAGCTTGTCCACATCTTTGGATACAAGCTTCAGTTCCTCCATCTCGGCTTCGATCTTGAGGATCTTCTTGATGACATCGGCCATGTGCCTACCTCAACGGATCTGGATGGTCGGGAATATCGGGGTGCCTGCTCTGCTCATCCGCTCCACCATCTGCGCAGACGTGGCGTCCGCTTGCTGATAGCAAAGCATGCACAGCCCAAGCTCCCACGGGTCAAGCTCCAGCACTTCGTGTGGGTACTTCCCCAGTGCTTTCGCTAGATGCCACAGACCGAGCAGGACTTCCGGTTCCGCTGCGAAAAGAGCGCAGCCGATCGGCTGCTGCTCCCTGGTCTGTGCTTAGTGCCATGCAAGCCTCGAAACATGCCGCGACCACTCCAGCCGGGAGACTGTTCACACACAACACGCCCGCGTCGGCATCCTGCCGGGCCGGGTCAATCACCAGCCGCAGCGGTGTCCACTCCTCCCCATCTTCAGACACCGCGCTAACGCCAGCGGCTACGGTGGCATCCTGAAGGGCTGCCAGCTTCTCCGCTTGCTTGGGTGTCATCCGGTTAGAAAGGTCTCGCTCCGTCTCTGGTGCGTCATCCGGATCCGATGGCGTGGCCATCGCCAGTGCGGCAAAGCCCACGCGGGCCAGGTCTGCACTGCTTACCTTATTGACGCGCCAGAACATGCCGGAAGCTTCGACGGTATCCGTGGCGGCGTTTTCGATTGCGTGTAGGATCGTTGTCATGTTGTAGCCCTCCCCAGAGCTTGTGAGATCAGCCGCCCGTGGCGCTGCTGTTAGCGTTGACGATTGCAATGGCCAGGCCTTCGTCTGAGCCGTCCGACTCACCCACAAAGGTGAGAGACTGCGTGACGATTCCAGCGGACGTCACAGGGTCGCTGGCGCCGGTCAGATAGGCATTGTGAACAGTAAAGCCCGCACTGACTGATCCGGTTGCAAATGATATTGTTGCATCCCCCTGGGTGTCCGCCAGGAACGCCGCATATAGGGCATCCTCGACCTCAACCGTGACGCTCAGTTCAATGCTCTGGAAGTCATTCCGGAGTGGTTGCTTTGTGACTGCTGAGCCAAGAAGCTGCCGACGGGCTAGCGCATTGTTTACAGTTAGCGACATATCCACGAGGTCATAGCTCGCAGAGTTGAATCCGAACTGTCCAGAATGGCTATGCAGCACCGGGGTATCCCCTGCACCATAGGACGGCGTGGGGGCTGATCCACGTGCCGCCGATGTCTCGGCGATGATGTCCATTTCAAGCGACATCACACCGCCGGCAGACACCGAAAATGTCCCAGTGTTGATGCGGCAACCTTCGAACACCTCACTAGTACCCGTGCCGCGCACGTTCTCAACGGTCAGCCCAGTAGGCAGGGTGCCCAGGGTGTAGGTGTGAGTGTATGGACCGGAGCCCGTGGTGGCCGCTGCTCCCATCAGATGCTTTACCCACATGCCACAGTTTTCATACGTCAGCTCGATAGAGCAGGTTCCACCTGCATTGTCTGCCGCCGTAAAGTGTGAGCGACGCATAACGCCGGCAGCACCCGTCTGGAGGTTGGGGCGTGGTACCCGCTCGATAGTGCGGAGCAGGTTGGAACTGATAGCGGGCCGCCAGTTGACGCGACTCACGGCCGTGCCCCACGTCGACTCCTCGCCGATACCCAGGGCCGCGCCCCTTCCAGAATAGATTGATGCCATGATGATGTCCTACGGTGTGGGTGCTGAGATATCCCGCACCTTGACGGTGCAGTGGAAGTTAAGAGTGCGACCGCTGGTGGTTGTTACCGTCAACGTGATCACATAGTTTGCAGTGGATGAGCCGCCCTGAATCGGTGTGACCACCCAGGCAGGATGCAGTGTCCGGATGGAACCCGTGATCCCCATGCTGCTGGTGGTGTTGGTTCCGTCCGAGTGCTTGACCGTGTAGGTCACTGTCTCGATCTCTTCCAAGAGCTTGGATCCCTTGCTGGGTACCCTTCGCTTCATCATCGCGGGGAGCAGATTCCACCAGACGTTCTGGATCTCTGCTGCCGTCTTTGAGATGGTCACCGTGCTCTGAGTGGCCCCGGTTGGTTCCGGCCGCGCGTTGATCACATACTCGGATCCGCTTCCTGGGTTGCCGATCTCCACGTACCCAGTCTTTTCACCACTGACCGAAAATGTACCGGCCGCGCTTGAGGGGTCGGCATCGTTGTCCCAGTAGATCCAGATCTGGTGCGTTGCTGCTGGGTTGCTCGATTCCCAGCCGTCCACCTGAATGTTGCCGGTCTTGGCTGAGTAGTCCCACGAGTTTAGCTGATAGGTGAGCAGCGTTCCGGTGCCGTCTGTTACCCGAACATCATTGCCGTTCGACATGACGTTATTCCAGAACGCCGGCCACTCAGCAGCCGACGGAATGGCCATGGTGATGTCAATCGTACCGGACCCGGCGTGCAGGTCTACGATCATTGGGGCGCGTCTCTTCCATGCTGCATCGAACCAACTCATTACGCCCCCGCTCGCTCAGTGTAACGCACGACCACAGATAGGATGCACATCCCCAGGCCCGGCCGATCTAGTTCTTGCCCGTCCAGACTTGATGCGCTGATCTCGATGTCTCGGGCGCTGCCGCCCAGGCTCCGATCCGCCTCAAGGGCCCGCATGATATCGTCCATCAGATCGACCGCCTCAAGGGCAGCGTTGCCCGGCGTGCTGTTCTCGGCTGCACACCAGCCCTCGACCTGGACATTCATCGTCCGATCGTAGGCCGTGAGGCGAGTCGTGCCAGGGGTCTGAGCGGTGGTGACGTTCAGGAAGTAGACGTAACAGCCGGGCACCCTGTGAGGCTGAAAGCTCTCGCCCAAGACTACCTGGTCGGTGCCGCTCAGGTTGAACGTGTAGGATCCCGACCCGTTCACGTTCTGGATCTGTGTCTGGATGGCTGCCAGGATCGTCCGCTCGGTGCTCATCGTCCACCCTCCAGCACTCGCTGGATCTCAGTGGAGATCACCTTGTCGGCTTGCCTGGAGATGTGGACCAGGGCCGGCTGGAGGAAGGGGCGCGGTGGAATGGTTACAGACGTAACCTTTGCCCATCCTTTGCTGCCCTTGAAGTGTAGGTATTTGCCCTTTTTCGGTGTGATCGTGTCGCCCTCTTCATGGATGCGCGCATACGGTACAGCACCGAATCCGGACTTTCCGCCACTGCTCAGGACCACGTCCACAGAACGCGGACGGGCTTCCACCTCACCAGCCAGGGAACGCACTAGGTTTCCGCGACCGATGCCCAGACCTCTCGGCCTGCCCGGCGTGTGTGATGCGAATTCTACGGCCTTTCTTTGGCCTTGCATGGCGAGCGAGTCCGCTGCTACCTGTAGCCCTTTTGCGATGGCTCCAGTGCGGACCATTTGCGCAAGCTGGTCACGCCACTGCTCGATGGTGATCGTGGTAGCCATCAGGCCACCCAGGAAGCGGGCAGCCGGTGAGCCGCCAGGGCTTGACGTACTTCAGGCAGTAAGCCCAGATCACGCACCGCGATCGAGCCTCCACCCTGTGAGATGTTGGTTCTGCCGATGTGGTCGCGGCTGGTGTACCAGTGCGACACCTGCATGCAGCAAGCGTGGACGATGGAGTCGGGGATAGTCGCCCACCCCAGCACGGCTACCACCTTGATCCCGCGCTTGACCTTGGACCATGCGTCGGTAGTGCCATCGTCGTCCAGATAAACGATCCCTTCGTCTCCGTAGACCGTATAGTCCCCGGACGGTATCAGGTCGGCAGAGCTATACAGCCGATCCTCAGCATCGTGGATGCTGGTCACCGACTGGATCGGGTACACAGGCAAGCGCAAAGCACGCCCACCAGGACCATCAAGGATCAGTGTGTAGGTCACATCCTCGATGGTGGGATCGCCGCCAGCAGACGCAGGAGGAAACCCCAGATAGGACGCGAACAGCGAGTCACACCGAGCGATCAGTGTGTCCAGTGTCGTGTCTTCTGAAGTCCCAGTGAGACCACGGATGTAGTCCCGTGCCTGCGCTGCTGTGGCGATTGCCATTGCCTACTCCTCACCCTTGGCGGGCTTGGCGGCCTTCTTGGCCTTGGCAGGCTTTAGCCATGCGGGCACCTCGGCATCCTTAGACACCTCGATGTCCCGCACCTCTCCAGGGGTCCAGTGAGTCCCGCTCGGCCACTCCCCAGTCACTTCGCTCTTGTACTTCACTGTTCCCCCTTCTTGGCCTTAGACGGCGCAGCCCGTCGCTTAGTTGGGCTCTTGACCGCGCGCGTTTTGGATGGCTTGGATGGTGCCGACCCTACAGCCTCGAAAGCATCACCGAAGGTGTCCAGGAGGTAGGCAGCATCCTTGTCGGATACCTCCCGCTCCTGGCCCTTGGTGAACCGTCCGATCGGACCATTGTATAGGTCGGTATGGGCAAAGCCCTTGAACTGTAGAATCGGCATCTCTCACCCCTAGCTGGTTGCGACGTTGTAGCCGTAGGCCACTGACTTGTTGCCGTTGGACATGTCGATCAGGCAGCTACGGCGTGTAGCAACGATCTCGACCGTACCGGCCACAATTTCGCGGTCGATGTCGACGGTGTGGGCCTTGTAGTTACCCATGCGCCAGCTTGGACGGTGGACAATGACGTATCCGGACTTGATATCATCGGCGGGTGTGCCTGAGTGGACGCCCGAAGCGTTGAGATCGTCGGTCATAAACCCACTGACCAGAATGTCCATTCCGCCAAGCTTACCGATGGAGCCGTTGAGGATTCCAGCGGCTGGGCCGAACTTCTCAAGGGTTGCGGTCTGCTCAAGTTGCAGAAGGTACTTGGTCATCACGATCGGGGACACCACCATAAGCAGATCGTCGGATGCCTGATATCCGCCGCCCAGCGTGGACCGCGTGGTCAGGATGTCCGCATAGTTCATTGCGTTGGCATCTCTGCCGGTGCTGGCATCAAAGGCCGCCGCGCGGAATCCGATGAAGGCCCGGCGATGGTCGGCAGCCGTGGAAGCCACCGAAGAGGTGTTCCACCGGCCTGAACCATCCCACAGCCGCGGCGAAGCGGTTGTGTGCAGATCGGCGTGCGCGTCCGTTGAGTCTCCGTTTATGCAGGCGTCCTCAATTGCATGGCCCAGAGCCGTGGCAAGCTCATCGCGGAAATAGTCCATCGCTGCCACGATTGAGTCGGCAGCGGTGTCCTCATCTGCGGTGATGCGTGCGGCGAAGCTCTTGGCGGTCGCGCTGATCTGGCTGGTCGTGCTGTCACTTGCGGTGATGCTGGACCATGTAGCGGCCGACTTGAGATAGGGCGCAACGGCTGCCGAACTAAATGGAATTTTGAGTTCTTTGCCGGGCATGGCGAAGGATGGAAGAGCCGCTTCAAGGGCGGTCGGCTGGTACAACTTCCGGCCAAGCTCAGGCAAGAAGACATCGGGCACGAAGTCCGCACCGACGCTGGAAGCATCGGAGAACACGCGCTTAATGATGCCAGGAGCCTTGTCCATGTGGTCAGCCAGCTTTGCGTCCAGAGATGTGGAACCCTTGCCGGACTTCGTGAGGAGTCGGCAGAAGTTGCGATCGTCCACCAGGCGCTTGAATTCAGCATGCCACTCACCGCGATCGGTCTCATCGGTGCATAGGCCAGCCATATCCACGCTGCCGTCCTTGTTGATGAAGCGGCGCAGGGTGGCTTCCTTCTCGCTGACGGTCTCCACGCGGGGAGCCGCAGACTCTGCGATCTGCTGTTGGATCGCCTTCATGTCTGTGGCCATCTTCTCGATGACCTCAGTGCGAAGCTCGCGATCGGAATCGGCGAGGCGCTTTTGCTCTGCTTTGATGTCGGCCAGGGCCTTGAGGGCCTCCTGGCGGTTGGTAATGTCGGACATGATGTCTCCAAATGTTGCCCCATGGGGGCGGGGTTTAGTCTTTGTCGAACAGGTCGGACCACCCATCGCGGGCCACCTGTGCGGGGTCATCGGTCAGGGCAGCGTCAACCGCCTCCTGGACCTGGGAGTCGTAGCCGAGCAAGTCCAGCAGGGTAGCGCGTACAGTGGCCTCCAGGGCGTCTGTGCTGGCTTCTGCCGTCTCGGGAGTATCAGGGGCAGCCTTGGCGGGTGCGAGGCTCCAGAGGTCGTCTGAGGCCTTCTCCTCTTCCTCCTCCTCGTCGTATGCGTCAACCTCTGCGGGTGGCTCCTCTGTGGGCTCATCCTCTGCGGGGGCCTCATCCTTGGCCATGGTGATCGTCACCGTGTCTTCGTCCTCGGTCACGTTCAGGATGTGCCGCTGGACCGGGTCGGGCTCAAGGCCCCACATCTTCGCGCGGATGGCCACGGCTTCCGGGTTGGCTGGTATGCTCACCGCTGAGATCTCCAGCAGTTCGTTCCCGGTCAGGTATTGTCCGGACTTGCCGGCCGCCGGGTGGTCCTTTGGTAGCTCCTTACGTGGTGTGCTGGATGAAGGGGCAAAGCCCACCGACACAGCTGAGAGGAAGCCATCCCGGAACTGTCGGGCCACGGTGGCGCCCATGCTGCCGGGTTCTGAGTCATCCCACTTGATGGAAGCGATCAGCGAATCCCCGTCCATGCTCAGGTCCGTGACCTTGCCAACCGGCGGCTGGCTGTAGTCATGAGACCACACGACAACCGGGTTGGCGGCGAACCGTTCCAACTGCCAGTCAGGTGCGACCACGTCGCCGTAACGATCCACGGATGGAGTGGACGCGATGACCTTGGTGGTCCCGTCTGTGCCGGTCTCCGCTCGCATCATCCAGGTCTTGAATACTCCGCCCATTAGCTCACTCCTTCCACGAATGGAACTGCCACACACCTGCAGTTTATGTCCTCCTCACCTCGGCCCATCTCTCCAGGACCGTTACCCGTTGCCCCGCTTGGGCTTTGGAACTCCTCACCCACGGCAACCCGGTCGCCGTCCATGTCCATGTGTGAGTCCCTCACGTTCCCGTCTCGGGCGCTCACCCATTCCTTCTGCATCCGGACCCCACGGGCCTCGGCCTCTTTCATCGCCTCGATGGAGCCCGCAGAAACGGCGCGGGTGCTCTCGGTGCGGGCAATAGTCAGGGCGCGCGCTGGGCTGAATGTCTTGGACTGGACCAGGGTGCGCTGCATTTGGCCCACGCTCTCACCCTCAGCCAGGCCCATCTGGATCGACTTCCTGACCTGTTGGCGGGTGGTCTCTGCTACCCGGGTGATCATCTTGCCGATCTCATCGTTCACCAGGACGTTGATCCGCTCAGGCGTGAACTCGATGTCGATCGGTAGTTGTCCGGATGTTCCCTTGATAGCGTCGGCAAGCATAGACCGGAACAGCGGCCGGAAGATCTCCAGCACCTTCTCACGCTCCACTGCCGCGTCCAGGATCTTGTCTAGGGTCACATCATCGATCGCGCGCTTGACCGGCACCGCGCCCGCCTTGGTGCCAAGCTCCTTCTCTAGCCGCTTGGCTACCCTGGCCCCGTATGCCCTGAGATAGCGGCGCATCGTCAACGTGATCCGGCGCTCGTGCGGTTGGTGGACCTTGTCGATGTAGGCACGCCAGAGATCCGCGCGGCCCTCTTCAGTCTGTGGAGCCTGGAACGGTCCCCCGCCATCGAGCACCAGCCACCGCGCCAAAGGGTCAAGGCGGCGCTCCTCTTCCGGGGCCTCCGCCTCCGGTGTGGGCGCGGCCTCTGGGCCAGTGTCCTGGGTGATCTCGTCGAACCCTTCCAAGGCTGCGGCCTCTGAAAGTGGAATGCCCATCAGCCACCAGGACTGCACCCGGTTCACCCGTGCATCCCTGGACTCCTGGAGGGCCTCCACCCCACTGAAGTCGTGGGACACATGCACATCCGCAGAGTCTGAGAACATGCGGGCCAGTCGCGTCAAGGCTGAATCTACCAGCGCAGCCTTGGACTTGAGGCTTTCAAAGTACCTTTTCGCCTGCTCGCGTGCGGTGGCATAGTTGGCGCTTGGAAGCCCGATCCGCGTGGGCGGGACTCCGATCGAGGCCATCACGCTTTGTCGGACAAGCTCTCGGGTTGCCTGATACTCCATGTCTCGCGGCGACCACGAGAGTGGCTGATAGCTCACACCGGATCCCAAGAACAGGGCGGCGCCTTGCTTCGACATCTTGCGATCGAATGCGTCACGCATCACCGCGATCTGCTGTTGGCTCCAGGTGTCGCCCTCAGCGGACGGGCTGAAGATCCCAGTCGGCTGGCCATGGTCGGCACTGTTGGCGGCCAGTTCGGCGGCTTTCTTCTCGGTGGTCAGGTCATTGGCCAGGGCACGGATCGCACCATTGCCGTACAGCCCCTTGGGCCCGTCTTCCCAGGATACCTGCCGGATGTGTAGCACCTGGTCCCAACCGTACCGAACCACCTTGCCGCCCTCATCGTATTCATACGCGGCCGGCTGGCCATCGGCAGAGGGCACAACCGTGACCCGCTCAGGGTGTAGCCGGATAAGGGCGGCCGGATCTGTGCTGGACATCCCCACCAACAGGTAGGCATCACCAACCAGCACCAGGTCCGTGACCAGTTGCCGGCGCATCAGGATCCCCGACATCCGGCTTGTGGGCTGGTCCAACAGGTCTAGCACCGGGTGGTCCTCGATGGGCTCAGCAGCTTTGCCGCGTCCCTTGGTCACCTTGATGGGCAGCATCGAGAGATCATCGGCCACGGCTGACACGCTGGCCTGTACCCATGGGAACGCAGCAAGGGCGCTCATGCTGTTGATGGCACTCATGCCTGGCGAGCGCGCGCGGCCGTCTGCGAAGTCGGCCCCGGCTACGTGGCTAGTGTCTCCATCCGGACGCACTTCCACCAGCTTCAACGCGCGGAGAACGCGGGCCACCCACGTCTCCCGGAGCACCAGTGAGGAGTCAGCCACGTTTCGAGGGTAGCGCAGTTTCAGAATTTGGGCAACTTGGACTATTTGGCTTTTGCTTTTTTGGACTATCCAACGGCGAAGGATGCCGACGATCCAAGCTTGGTCACGAGGTATCGCATGGCGTCAAGAAGGTGGTCCGCCTGGCGTGGCTTTGGTTGGTCTCTAGCCTCACCGCTGCCCCGCTCATCCCACACGTAGCCCTCGATCTCTCGGATGAAGTGGGAGCAGGTGGCGAACACCTGAAGCCCTGGGCGGCCTTCCACATCAGGGGCCAGGCGCTCCGCGATCGAGTTGATGCCACGGGCCACCGAGCCCTTCCCCTTCTTGGCTGCGGCGTTGGCCAGCCCATGGTCCCGCGCCAAGGCCAGCCGTGCCCCCCGGTCCTCAGGGTCGCACACGATCCACTCCGGCTGCCCCCACTTGGCTATCAGTGCGTGGATGGCTTTGGCGTGCTCGCTGAGCGTGGCCTGTGCTCGGTAGTGCTCATCGACCAGCACCAGGCGGTCCCGCTTGTGGTCGAGGGCACACACCACCACGGCCGTCGGTGCGCGGGTTCCGAAGTCCATCCCCAGATAGATCGGCCAGTCCTCTGGGATCGGCTGTGGCTCGATGACGTGGAGATGCCGGGCCCAGTCCTGGTACACCCGGCCCTCCAGGGTGGTCCACTCACCACGGGCACGGGCGGCGCGCTCGTGCGGTCCGTACTGCCTGAGTAGGCGAGCCAGGGCACCCGGTGGGAGGTGGGGGTTGTCCTCTCCGTGGATGTAGTGGACGCGCACCTCCTCGGAGGGCTGAGCTATCCAGCGGTCATGTAGCCAGGTCATCCCCCGCAGTGGGGTCATGCTGAACAACATGCGGCCGCGTCTATCCACCAGGCGCATCAGGCACTCGTTGACCACGCCCTGATCGGCGGGCTCCTCGTCGAACCAGCACAGGTCCACGGCGCTGCCCTGGAAGCTCTCGCGACCAGCCGCCACGCTGAGGAATATCACCCTGCCGCCGCCAGGTATCTGGACCTCGGCGCGCCCGTAGCCCTCCCGGTTGCGCCACTTGCTCCCTGCTGGCAGGTACTCAGCGATGGCGGGGCGCATGTACTCCCGCCCATCTGGCGAGTCCAGGGCGATAGCCCACACGGTCGCGGGCCGGTCTGGTAGCACCTCTGGGTCTATGTCGTTGATCCGGCACCACCGCGCGGCGTCTGGGTGGTTCCTGCCCATCGCATAGGCCACCGAGAACATGGCGGATCCGCGTGTTTTGCCTGCCCGGTTGCCTCCGCATACCACGGTCACCAGCGGCCCAAGCTGCTGGAACGCGCGGCGCTGGGAGGTCCGTGGTAGCTCCCGATCCCATAGCCGGGCATAGGCCAGCGGGTGGTCCTTCTTGTGCTGCTGTAGGCTCTGAAGCTGACCGAGCAGGGGAGCCAGGGCGGCGGTGGTGCTCACTCCAGCGCACCGACACCGGGCTCTTGGCCGTGGTCCTTGGCCCACCGGGTCCAGCGGCGGCGGATGACATCGCAGTATCGTGGGTCCAGTTCGATCAGACGTGCGCGGCGGCCGGTCATGGCGCACGCGATCAGGGTGGAGCCACTGCCGCCGAACGGATCGCCGACCAGCCAGTTGCCCTCGGTGCTGTTCTCCAGCATCGGACGGATAAGGTCGATTGGCTTCATGGTCGGGTGTTCCTTCGATGCGCCGGGCCGCTTGCACTCCAGCACCGTGTCAACGGTGCGGGGCACCGGGTGGAGCCTGGCGGCCCCATCGAACCACCCGTGGAAGATGGGTTCGTGACGATAGTGGTAGTCGCCACGGCCCATCACAAAGCGGTCCTTCACCCAGATTAGCATCCGCTTCCATCCAACGCGCACCATCACTGGAACGATGGCGCTCCATAAATCTGGACGATCAGCCGAACACGCATACCACGCCGCGCCGGGCTCGCTGATCCGCTGCAACTGGGCGAAGGCATCCGACCACAGTGCAGCCGTATCCTCAGGTGTCATGGAATCGTTGCTGACCATCAGGCCATCCGTGCGACGGTTCAGCGCCTTTGCCTCATCGACCGACTTCACCGCATTAACTGACACCCCATAAGGCGGATCCGTCCACACGCACCGCAACCGCTCATCACCCACCAAAGCATCCCACGCAGCCGGGTCCGTCGAGTCTCCACACACCAGCCGGTGCGGTCCCAGTTCGTACACCTCGCCGGGCTTGCTGTGGACCTCCTCCTGGAGATCGGGCACGTCGTCCTCGCTGCCGTCTGGCTCGATGGGCGGTGGTGCCGTCAGGGCGTCCAGTTCCTCAGTGCTCCACCCCAGCCCATCCAGGTCCACCCCATCGGCGTCAAGCTCCCGCAGGATGTCCTCCAGGCCACCGGTCCAATCGGCAAGCTCCCCCAGCCGGTTGTCAGCCAGCGCCAGCAGCTTTGCATCAGCGGGGTCCAGGTCCATCACCCGGACGGGTACGCGGTCCAGTCCCAGGCTCTGGGCTGCCTTGTGCCTGGTGTGACCGGCCACGATCTCTAGCCCTCCACCGTCGATAGGCCGGGCGATGATGGGCGAGGCAAACCCGAACCGCTTGATGCTCTTGGCCACCTCCGGCACGGCGTGCTCGTTGTCGCGCGGGTTGTCTTCCCACGGCGTCAGGCTCTCGATGGGCAGCCACTCAGCGGCCGCCTCTGTTGTGTCATCCTGCTTTCGCATGTTGTCCTCTGCTCTTGGTTGGTTGTGGAACCGCGTCCAGGGCACGGCGTCCGGTTGGCGTGACTCTGAGCCGGCGACCGTACGCCATCAGCCCACGCTGTTGGAGCGCGTACACGGCCGCCCGCACGCGGGTCCAGGGCTCGTCCATGTCATCCGCCATCGACTTGATCGACCACTCACCCGGATCCGATGCGGCCCAGACCAGCACCCGCCACCGCAGGGTGTCACGCATGATCATCGGGGGCGCGGTCACTTGGTGCCCTTTGTGCAATCGTCCGCGCTGATCCAGCCACGGTGACCAGACTCACACAGCCACTCACCTTGCGGACTCCCATCGCTCACCAGATAGGGCACAAGAGCCCACGCACGGCGCAAGGTGCCGCACCCCCTGGCGCGACACTTAGAGCCCTCCAGGGCCCACTGGGGTCCATCTGCTGGCGGTTTGGGTGGTGGCCAGGTGTTACTCATCGGGCACCACATCCAGCACCGGCAGTTCCAGCGCGGGCGCATCCACTCCCAGCACCTCACAGAGCATAGGCACGGCCTCCAATAGCTGCCGGGCTACCTGGTCCGGGTCTGCCTCTGCCTGGACCCTGGCGTCTATCTGGAGCCTCTGCGGTGCGTCGAAGCCCTCCACCCTGGCCTCCATGCTCAGCAGCTTGGCGATGGTGATGCTGTGGCCGTCCTTCTGGGCCTGGCGATAGGTCTGGTCCAGGCGTTGACGCCAGTGCGCGTGCCGGTCCTCCAGGGATAGCTCTGACTCCATCTGTGCCCACTGCCGGCGTACCCATGCGGCATCCTTCCGGATCTGGGCTGTGCTGATACCGTACCGCTCAGCCAACTGGGCCTGCACCCGTAGCGACCACTCCCCCGCAACCAGGGCAGCCTCCACCACGTGCCGGCGCTCGTCTACCTGTTCAGCCGTGCCCCTCTTGCCTGCCATTCTGTCCCCGTGTGCGTGTGAGCATATTATGTGCTCAGCCGCTCCCCGTCAACGGTCAGCCGCTCCAGGTACCGCCTGCACTGCTTACACGTCACCCGGTCAGGTGTAGTGGTCCGGCTCAGTAGTACCCAGCGAGA